TGAATGTTTAAATCAAGTACCAGAATACAATCATGAAGGATTAGACGAATGTAAGATTGTTGAACGTAAAGATTTTTTTGGATTTACAAATAATAAATTATTTAAATATGCGATATTTAAATTCAAAAATCAAAGTTCATATTATTCATTTATAAAATTATTTAGAGAAAAAACAATTAGTATGAAGAAATTAAATCAAGAATTTGATTTTTCTAAAAAAATTTATGAAACAAAGGTAAATTCATTGATACGATTTTTTCATAATAATAATTTAGATCCATCAGGATGGTTAAAAATTAATAAAGGAGCATATATTTTAAATTCTCCGAAAATGACGAGATGTCAATATGATATATCTGTTGATTGTAATCAAATAATGAAAACTGATTTAAAAATGACACCTAAAATTGTTGTAGCTTCTTTTGATATAGAATGTACAAGTTGTGATGGTGCTTTTCCTAAATTCAGCAGACCAGAAGATAGGATTATTCAAATCGGCACAACTGTATATATTTATGGTGAAACTACTTGTGCTTTACAGTATATTTGTACTTTAAAAAAATGTGATCCAATTGATGGTGTAATGCTAGAATGTTATGAGACTGAACGAGATTTATTGATAGGTTGGTCAAAATTTATTGAAAAATTAGATCCAGATATCATGACAGGTTATAATATTTGGGGTTTTGATTGGGAATATATTTATGAGCGTATTAAGATGGAAAATTGTACAAGTGTAGTTTTCAGACATTTAAATAGGTTAAAAGATACAGAAAAAATTAAACAAGAATTAACAGTACAAGATTTATCATCAAGTGCTTTAGGACAAAATATATTAAAATATATAAATATTGAAGGAATAGTTCAGATTGATTTACTAAAAGTTGTACAACGAGATCATAAATTAGATTCATATAAGTTAGATAATGTTTCAAAAGTATTTATGAATAATCAAAAAGAAGATTTATCACCAAAACAATTATTCCAAAATTATAAAATAGGTACATCGGACAAAATTAAAGAAATTGCTGTTTATTGTATTAAGGATTGTATATTAGTTAATGAATTAATAAATAAATTACAAGTTATCACAAATAATATGGGTATGTCAAATGTATGTATTGTACCATTTTCATATTTATTTACAAGAGGACAAGGTATAAAGATTTTCTCATTAGTAGCAAAATTTTGTAATGATGAAAATTTCATTATTAAAGATTTAAATATGGATGATATTGATAAAAGTAGTTATGAAGGTGCTATTGTATTTGTACCAGAGCCAGGTGTTTATTTTGAACCAGTTGTAGTTATGGATTATAATTCATTATATCCGTCAAGTATGATTGCTGAAAACATATCTCATGATTCATTATTGGGATTTGAAGAATATAGAATTAAGGATAAGAAGTTAAAAAATGAAAAAGATGAATATGAAATAATAAATGATACAATTAGACATGAATATGAAAATATTGATGGATATCATTATATTGATATTGAGTATGATGTTTATCAAGGATTGGATACAGATAAAAAAAAAGTTGGATATAAAGTATGTCGTTATGCTGAACCAGATAATGGTGATAAATCAGTACTACCTCGTATTTTAAGAAAATTATTGAAAGCAAGAAAAGATACGAGAAAGGTAATGAAATATAAAACAGTTATTTTAAAGGATGGTGAATCATATAGTGGTTTATTGGAAGAAAAAGATGATATTTATGAAGTAAATAATTTAGAATTAGGAATAAAGACATTCAAAAAAGAAGATGTTGAAAAAACAAAAATTACAAATAATGATTTTCAAATTGCTGTTTTAGATGGTCTTCAACTTGCTTATAAAGTAACATGTAATTCTTTGTATGGACAAGTAGGAGCAACAACTAGTCCAATTTGTTGTAAAGAACTGGCAGCTTGTACAACAGCAACGGGTAGAAAAATGGTTATAGTAGCAAGAGATTTGACATTAGAAAAATTTGAGGGAAGTAAATTAACATACGGTGATACAGATAGCGTATTTATTAATTTTACTGATACAATTATCAAAAGATTCCCTGAAAAAAAATTATCAGAAAAAGACTTGTTAGCTGAGTCTATTAAGATTGGTGAAGAAGCAGCAGCACATATAAATACTCATATGAAAGCACCACAAAATATTGAATATGAGAAAACATTCTGGCCATTTTGTATATTTTCAAAAAAGCGTTATTTTGGAAATAAATATGAGTTTGATTTAGATAATTATAAACAAACGTCGATGGGAATTGTATTAAAACGACGTGATAATGCTCCAATAGTAAAAACTATTTATGGAGGCGTGATTGATATTATATTGAATAAAAGAAATGTTGAAGATTCAAAAAAATATTTTAAAGAAGCAATAAAAGATTTATTAGATGGTAATGTAGATATATCACAATTAGTAATTAGTAAAACAGTAAGGACAGATTATGCAAATCCAACACAAATAGCACATAAGGTATTGGCAGATAGAATGGGAATGAGAGACCCAGGTAATAAACCACAATCAAATGATAGAATTCCATATTGTTTTATTGAAACATCGAATTTAAAATGTAGAATATGTAATTCTAAAGTAAATCCAGACAAATGTAAATGTACAACGTGTATGGATATATTTTGTTATTATCATATGGGGAATCATAAAGAGCATTGTAAAAAAGTATGTAGATTTTGTCGTGTAGAAGAAGGATTAGAAAGATGTGGAACTTGTACTGGATATTATTGTCGTCCATGTTTTAAGAAGCATCAATTAAGGACTGATAAATATAAGAAACAACATAATGATAAATGTAAGAAAATATTACCAACAAAATTATTACAAGGAGATACAATTGAACATCCACAGTATATTACTGAAAATAATTTAAAGATTGATTATAATTATTATTTGACGAATCAGATTGAAAAACCAGTATTTCAAATATTTGAATTAGTTATGAAAAATCCAGCTAAGATTATTGAAGATTTAGTTAGAGAACAGAAAAATAAAAAAAATGGAACAGTCTCAATTAAACAATGGTTCACGGCTATGAATAAAAATAATAATGAAAAAGAAAATATAGAAACAAAAGTATTGAAAAAAAAAGTTGATTATAATCAAGGAGATGATGATGATAATTTATTAGATATTTTTGAAGAAGAAGATGACAAAGATGATTCAAACTTATTAAATTAAATAATAAATACTAAATACTTTTTTAAATCTAATTATATGTAATTAAATAAATCGATATTTAATAACATTATATATAATTAAATTAATGTATAAAACAAAATCATTACCAAGTAATTTAAACTATTTAGAATTATCTATAAAAAAAGTAAAATCATTTGATAATTTTAATGATTTAATATTAAAAGGACAAATAGAATATATATCTTATGGTAAATATGTGAATCAAAACAAGAATACAACAAAGAAAGAAAGACAAAATGCATTAAAAAATCATTTTTATAATTATAATTTTTAAAAGATAAAGATAAATATTACGGAAAATATACATAACATGTAAGGAATATATAATATTTAGAAATCAATAAGAATATCATTTTCTAAAGTTTCCAATAAAAGTTTATCATAATATTCATCATAAATAGAATATTCATTTAATTTATCTAAACATATTTTCCATAACATTTTTGCTTCATAATAAAATTCTTTTTCGTAATATTTTATTGCTGTTCTATTTATTAATAATTCATCAAATACATAAAAATTCAAATCTCTGTATTTATATTCTTTTTCATGTATTTTTTTTTTTAATTTACTATATATTTCATTTGCTTCAATTTTATCTTTTATATTATATTTTGGCATTATCATTAACTACTTTAAAAGAAGAGAAAAATCAATTTTTAATTTTATTTAACAAAGAATTCAATAAGTAAATATAAACTATTATACATAATACAATAATTGTAATTTTAGGATACAAGTAATTAATTTTGTCTTTATGTATGTAATGATTTATAAAATCATCAATTAAACTACTTGTGTATATTGATGATAATACACTTAATATAATAATTGAAAAATATTTTAAAGCAATTAATTCCATAAATAATTTTCCTATTTTGTAACTTTTTATTATATTTTTTTCATAAATATAAAAATAAGTTAATATACCTAAAGCACATAAACTAACAATTATTTGTGTAATATGCATTGGTACATTAAGATATCGTTTTAATGGTAAAGTAATAATTAATCCTGCTTCAGGAATAGGAGTACATAAAACAAAAAATCCCCAAATAAATAAAGATTTTATACATCCAACTACATATCCATTATAACTAATATAAGTTATTAATGTAATTAAAAATAATAAAACAATACAATCGTAAATACGTAAGTATGTTTTTTGTTTTTCATTTTCTTTTTCTTCTTCAATAGTATTTATATTACCTTTGTTTAAATTTAAAATTAAAAAGGAAAAAACTGTAAATAAAATAAACATTGATGCTAAAATTTTTGTAATAAGACTTTTCATCTATCTTATTAATAAATGTGAAAAAAAATATATGTTATTGTATTAAAATTAAAATGAATTAATACCTTTTATGCATGTTATTATTGATATTATTCAATTAATAATAATAATCATACAAAAAATCTTAAAGAAAAAAATTATTTATAAAATATATTTTAATTATAAATTTAAATAACTTCATATACCACCATTTTTTATCATTTTTTCAATTATTTTTTCGTCATATGATGGTAATTGATTAGGTATATTTACATGATTAAATTCATGAACTTTGATTTTAATATTATTGGGAACTAATTTATTTAAATGATGTACAATTATTTTAATACTTTTAATTTTTATATAATTATTTATCATTTTTATATAAGTGATGAAGAAAAATAATAATTATTTCTTATTAATTTCACTTAAATTAATTGTTTTATCCATATAAGGTATAATTTCTTTATCATGTGTAATAATTATTAATGTTTTATTTTTACATTCATTTATTATCATATTAATGACTTTCTTTCTTGTTTTAGCATCTAAACCAGCCAATGGTTCATCAAAAATCATAATTAAACTATTTTTAGATTTTAAAATACCACGTGTTAATAAAATAACTTTCTGCATCCCTAAAGATAAATTTGACCCACCAACTAAACATTTTTCATTTACGCCATCTTTTAATCCTGAAAATATATCAGTAAGTGAATATTTGTTCAATAAATTATTTATAATTTTAATATCTATATTATTTCCATAATTAATATTTTCAATTACACTTCTATTTAATAAATGTGTTCTTTGATTTACATATATTACTTTTTTTCTTAAGTAATTTGTCTCAATATCATTTATATTAATACCATCTATATAAATATTTCCTTGATAATTGTTATATAATTTAAGAATTAATTTAGTTAAAGTTGTTTTACCTGACCCAGATCTACCAACAATTGCTATTTTTGTTTTATGTTTTATTTCCAGTGTTAAATTATTTATAATTGGGTTATTATTTTTATATGAAAATGTAATATTTTTAAAATTAATATTACCATAGTTTATTTTATCAATTTTACCATTATCATTATTCGTTAATAAGTTTTTAAAATAATTATATGAACCCAATGTTATACCAATATGTGGTATTAAAATTCCAAGCTCTTTTGAATAACTTATATAATTTGATACGAAATAAATTAACATTACTGTAAATAGTGCTTTATTTTCAATTTTATCTATATATACAAAATAAATAACTAATGTTAAAAATACCATCAAATTTATCATTAAATAAGTATTAATATAATTAACACTATTTTCAGAATTGAAAACTTTTTCTTTATATGAATTTTGTCTATCTGTTATTTTATTTTGCTCATTTTTGGTTTCATTATTCAAATACGAATTCATCAAATTATTTACTTGGTCGGTTAAACTATTAAATGTTTCGTAGAAATGTATTTCTTGTTCAATTTTCTTTTGAGAAATATTATTGTATTCTTTTAATGTAATTATAATGTTAAAAAATAGACAAATAAACAATAAACATCCAATGTGGCGATTTATTTTAAATATGACACAAGATGTAATCAATAAAATAAATATTGCTGGTAATGTAATATTAAAAAAATTAATAACAGCAAATCTGTATTCTAAAGTAACAGCGAAAATTCTATTAATGGTGTTACCAATATTCATATCTTGATATGATGTCCCATAACGATTTAACAATGCTCTAAAGAATTTATTTCTAGAAAATGTTGTTACATCTGATGCTGCTTTTGCCATAAATAAACCTTTAATGTATGTTAAAATAACTATAATGATACCTAATACAATAAAATATATGATAAATGTTTTATTAATTTTATTACTTAGTTGACTAATAACATAACCTATTCCAATAACTTCAATAATATAATAAATAAAAGTTAATAATATAAAACCAAATAAAAATAATTTATTATTTTTTATATATTCTCCAGTATATAGTTCCAATAAATTAGTAATATTCATTGTATATATATATGTAATAAATATAATTAATATACTTTCCTCATAAATAAATATCCATTATTTTTAATAAATTGTATTAAATCAGTATTGATATTTTTAAATTCTATAGCTTGTGTTTTCGTTTTATCAAAGTTACAAAAATGAGTTTGAGATTTAATTATATTTCTTTTTAATATATAAAGTAATACATTTATGAAATAATGTTCATCTGGACATTCCATAGTTTTAAAATATTGTGTTAGATCATTTTTTATTAATAAATTAACATCATCTCGTACTAATATCATATTTGGCTGTTGTTTTATAAATTGCTGATAAGATATATATTTTTTTATATTTATATGTAAATTATTATATCTATCTTTCCTATTAAAATCAATAAATGATACAATTGATTTATCTAAATTTTTTAAAAATTCTTCATAGAATATAAAGTTGTATAGAGGAATACAATTTTGCGTACAAAAAATAAAATGTTTCCCATTTTCATTATTAAATGATTCTTTAAGCAATTGTAAAGTAGCTTGAACAATAGATATATGTGATTTATTTATTGTATTAATTTTATTTTTTACAATATTAATTGGAAATTCATATAGGTTTTTATTTAACTTTAATTTTGGATGAATCCATACTTGATATTTATTTTGGTCAATATTTTTAAAAAATGCATTCCAATATTTAATTGGTATTATATCATTATATGTTAAAAAACAGAATATAATCATAAAATATTAAATAAAAAAAAAATAAAATTTTATCTCATTTCCTTACGGATAATTAAAATATATGCAGTAATCCATTTTTGGAAGTTATCTTTATTTGGTTTTACTTTATCCTGAAATTCTATTAATTTTTGTCTTACATGATATCTTGGAAAAATATGACTAAATGATTTTAGCATTTCAAATAATTTTTCAGTTTTTACAGGACCTTTCTTGAAATTATAATACACATAAACATGTAAAAATTTTTTAACCGTTTCAAAATTTAAAAAAAAACTTTTATAATATTTATCTGATTCGACATGACCCCATATTTTTTTGTACGTTTTACTATTTACTGTATTATGTAGATCTATTGTTAAATGAAATAAATTTTTTTTATTAATATTTCTTTTTAAATTATTTTTATCTTCATCCAACATTTTTATATAATGATTTCTACAAAATGAGCATGGTAATATAACTTTAAATGAATTAAAAAAAGTTTGATAATACTCGTTTTTATCTTGTTCTTGATTCAATGATAATTTATGAAAAAACAACCATGTTAGATTTTGCCATGAATACATATCACTAATATAAGCTAATATTTAAATATTTTAGATAATAGGTTCAAAATAATTCATAGCCATTCCATTATTATTATTATAAACTTTTTTATTTGTAATTGGTATTATTAATGAACAGTTATTTATTAAGTAAAAATTATAATTTAATAATTTAAAAAAACTATTATTTCTTAAAACAAGTGTTTTTTTATTTTTTAGATTCGTAATTAATAATTTATCATTTACTTTATTGATTAAATAATTAAATTTAAAATAATTAATCAAATAACTACTATTTTTATTTTCTAACAGTAATGTTAATTTATAGTCATTAATAATATTTTCTTTCAATACTTTTGCTTTATTTAAATTATACATATTTAAATTTGAACTTATAATTTTATGAATTTTTACAACATACTTCTTTTTAAAAAAATCAATATTCATATAATTAATTGTGTCAGCTGTTGTATTCACATTTTTTATATAATTATCATTATTGTACGTTTCTGTTAAATCACTGATAATATTATTTATATTTACACCCGGTTTTTTTAATTCGTTGTCTATCTTTTTTATATTGTATGATATATTTTCATTATTATTTTGATTAGATTTAGTATTTGAAATAATTTCTTTTATTTCATTAAGTATGTCATTTGATTTTTTAGATGATTTAGACTCTTCAACTACAGAATCATTTACATTAATTGATTCTTTTACAACTGGTTCTTCAACTGTTTTAGACTCTTTTACAACTGGTTCTTCAACTGTTTTAGACTTTTCAACAACAGGTTTTTCAACTGTTTTAGACTCTTTTACAACTGGTTCTTCAACTGTT